CACTTGGCGATGCAGATACCCGAAGCTGAACTGCGCTCCATGCACGTCAGCGAGGAAAGAAGCATATCGGATGCCCAGAAGCACACGCATCAAGCTTTACCCATGCGGTATAAGCGTGGCAAAAAGAAGAGCGAGAACCACAGCTTACTGTACTCTCAGAAGAACGGATATAGCGACAACAAGATGATTCTGCCGCCCCTTGACGAAGACGTGGAGCGGGGAAGCACGATTTTTTTCAATAATTATCGCCAGTTCATGGCGGATTCCCAAATCTTTGAGGGCTGGAATGCTCACTGCATAGCTTGTGATGAAGAAGTCAGTGAGGATATTTTCAACACTTTGCTCGCCAGACTGACTGACTTTCATGGCAGACTGATCCTGACCTTCACTACCTTGCAAGGGTGGACACCGTTGATTAACTCGCTCTTGAAGGGGGCTGAAGTAACCAAGAAGCGGTACAGCAGTTTGATCGGTAGGGAACTCCCCGTGGAGCAAATAAGCGCCAACTGGCAAGATTGCCGCATATATAACTGGTGGAGCGAGGACAGCCCCTTCATTGACTCAGACGAGCTAGTCCGTACCTACTCCAAGCAACCGCTGGAAATCAAGCTTGCCAGATTATACGGAATCCCCAGCAAAAGCTTTCATGGGCGCTTCCCAAAATTTAGCAGGGAAGTAAACGTAATACCGCACGACCAAGTGCCGTTCATAAAAGATCCTACGCTGAGATGCACGAGGTACTTTGTATGCGACCCTGGTGGAAGCAAGCCTTGGGTGGCTATATGGGCGGCGGTATTGGACACGGGGCATATTTACATCTACCGCGAGTTCCCTGAGCAAAGCATGGGAGCATGGGCATTGCCCCACGTCAATGGTGCTGGACGCTCCACGGGAAAGCCGGGGCCGGGGCAAAAGCCGTTAGGCTGGGGATATGCGGACTACAGCACTTACTTCAAAGACCAAGAGCAGGGTGAAGACATCTTTGAGCGTATAGTTGACCCACGGATGGGCGCTGCCACGGTGCGTACCAAAGAAGGTACTAGTAGCATCATCAACAGCATGTCCGACTTGGGGTTTGTGTTCCGTGCCGCGCCGGGTGCGGAGATAGAGAGTGGAATAGCCGCCATTAACAACTTGCTCACTTGGGACGAGACAGAGCCGCTGACCGACAAGAACTGTCCGAAGCTGTACATCAGCGATCAATGCGAGAATACCATCAGTAGCTTCCTTGAGTATACCGGAACGGGTGGCAGCACTGAGCATTGGAAAGACCAAATAGATACAGTGCGCTACCTAGTCACCAGCGGCGCTGAGTACGTCACCCACAACATGTTACAGACTACCGGTGGTGGTGGATATTGATTGACGCTTACTGACTCTGCTTGTAGTTTTTGCAATGCACATGGACGCTTCCGATCCAGAACTCTTGTATGCGTCTAAAGAACCGGATGTGGATTACCTCATCCAAGCATACAAGACCACGCAGAGCGATCTTGGCGAGTGGCTAGACCGCCGCCAACGCGATTGGGATGTGCGTAACTGCCAGTGGGCGGGTAAGTCCAGCGACTTCAAGAAGCACTCTTCGCTAACCTCTACAGGCGAGGTATTCCCGTGGGATAAAGCCTCAGATCAAGAGGTGAGACTTGCTGATGAACTGATCGGTTGCCGGGTGGCAATGTGCATGAACGCCATAAGACGCGCTCACATCGTAGCTACACCCACCGAGAGCAACGACGTAGCGAGAGCGGCGGTCATCAGCAACTTCCTACGATGGTTAATCAATAGCCGCATGGATGAGTTTTACACTCAGTGCGAACTATCCTTGAACCACCTGTTCGGGCAGGGGTTGGCTATCAGCTACGTGTACTGGGACTCCCATGACCTCAAGCAACAGCAAGCCATCAAAATGGATGAGATTGCCGCTGCCATGCCTGACATGGCGCAGATCATTGCTGACGGATCAATGGACGCTCAATTGGTGGAGCTACTCAAGGAGAACTTCAACGTAAGCAAGTCCAAGGGCAAAGCAATGCTTCGCGAATTACGCAAGGATGGAGAGACCACCGTGCCTATAACGCGACAGGTTATAAATCAGCCTCGCATCAAGGCTCTTACCCCTGACGAGGACGTATTCTTTCCATCGTGGACAATTGACCCACAGCAAGCCCCATACTGCTTCCACGTCATGAAGATGACACCGGAACAGTTGAAAGCGAAAGTGGCTAGTGAGAAGTGGGACGAAGACTTTGTGGAGGCGTGCATAAACTCCAATGCTCGTGGAGCGGATGACACCGGAAATGAGTGGCGACTACGCGATGATATGGATACCGCAGACACGGATGACCAAACGATAGACATAATCTACTGCTACCAAAGACTTTTAGATGAAGATGATGTGCCTGGTATCTATTGCAGCGTTATTTGTTCCGCAGTGCCTGAGCTGTTTGCCAAGCACAAATTGCTAGACTACGGGTCAGGCAAGTACCCGTTTGTAATCTCCAAGCTGGAGGAAACTTCCAAGCGGATGTACTCAAGCCGCAGTTACCCTGAGTTGTGCGAAAGTCTTCAACAAGTGCTCAAGGTGGAAACGGACGCACTCATTGACCGTACTTCACTAGCGACTTTGCCACCTCTGGAACATCCGCTGGGCCGGAGTCCACAAGCATGGGGGCCGGGTGTTAAGCTTCCGTATCGCACACCGGGCGAGACCCGCTTTGCCGACACCCCACGGTTTGATCCGGGCAACGTTGAAATCCGTAGATTTATTACTCTCGCGGCAGACCGGTACTTTGGTCGCAACGCCGCCGGGGTTGACCCCATAGAAGCTCAAGCCAAGCAGCAAGCGGTGGTAGACAAGGTGTTCGGACATCTGAAGCAAGTCTTGGATCAAGTGTACGACCTGTACCAGCAGTATGGCCCAGACGAAGAATACTTCCGTGTTACCGGCGTAAACGACATTCAGAAGTTCAACAAGGGCGCGGCGGGTGAGAGATTTGATTTTTGGTTGAGCTTTGACGTAGCAAGCCAAGACCCTCAACAGATGGTGGAGCGCGTAAAGGCAATAGCGGAGCTTGGAGGTATGCTGGACAAGAACGGCACGCTGGACACGGAGAAGCTTCTACAGGTCGCGGTTTCGCAAATCCTCCCCGGCGCAAGCGAGAGTATTATGCTACCGACTGAAACCGCATCCGCGAAGGCAATGGACGAGGAGCGTCAAACAATCGCGGAGATTTATGCCGGAGTACCACCCAACGTTCAAGAGGGTGACGCACACGAAGCGAAACTACAGATTTTCCAACAATGGCTACAACAGCCTGACATCGCCCAAAAGGTACAACAAGATCCCGCCCTTCAAGAGCGCATAGAGGTCTATCTAAAACAGCGCCAAATGGCTGTGATGCAAAAAGCGAACGCTGAAATTGGGCGGCTAGGCACTGCCCCTACTCCATACGGTCAAGCCGCTGCGGGGTAAGAAAGGAATCAAGTGCCAGGTTAATTGGATAAGCTTCAGAAAGAGTGGTACTGGGTGTTTGCCATACTGCTGTTCTTTTTGGAAAGAGAAGTCCTAGTAGACACCTTGTTCCTCATCTTAGGTATAATATACAACGCCACACGCTAATGCCTTTTAAGAAACTAAAGAACGGAAAGTTCAGAACCCCATCCGGCAAACAACTGAGCGCCAAGCAAGTCCGCGCTTACTATGCCCATAAGAAAGCCAAGAAGAAAAAGTAATGCTCAAGAAATTCATATCCAGCCTCACCAAGACTTACCACGAGTTGGACACCAGCGAAGTCATCAAGGCGCTGGCGATCATCCGCGAAGAGCCGCACTTCAAGCAATTCATTGAGTTCCGTGAAGCTCAGAGGGAAGAGGTCATACGCCACTTGGGAGCGGAGACGGAGACCAACCGTCACTTCCTGCTCACGGGCAAGCTGGAAGCCATAGACCAGGAACTAGACATGATTAAAACACTTTCATAGCACCCACACACTGCTATTGCCCTTCTTCTGCGTAGCGGGGGAGGGGCTTTTTTGTGCCATGCTTAATGCAAGTCACTTGCAATAAGATTGCCACATGGGCTACGAGAACGTACAATTTGCAACAACTGAGGCAAAACGCCTCTGAAGTATTTATGGAAACACAAATGCAAGAGGAAGTCTCCGAAACCTCTCAAAGTTCGGTGGAAGTTGAAACTAGTCCGGAGGGTAACCTGACGATGGCTGAATTTGCTGATTCTTTACTGAAGAAGCGAACGACACCGGAAGAAGAACCCGAAGGCGCAGAAGGAGAAGAGGAAGCCGCTGAAGAAACTGCGGAAGAGTCCGATCCCGAAGCAACGGAAGTCATGGAGGATGATGCGGAGGAATCCGCTGAACCGCCCCCAGACACTTCTGATGTTCTTTCTAATAAATTCAAAGTAGACCTTGATTCACTTACGGAAGAAGAATCAACGGCACTCGCCAAGCAGTTGAATGCTAGTGCGGTGAAAAGGTTCGGCAAGCTGACGGCTCAAAAGAAAGCCCTGGCTGCTGAAAACCAAGCACTCCAAGAGCAAGCACAACAAGCCCAGCAAGCGCCGCAACCTGCATCGCCACCAGCCTTTCTAAGCGAGAACGCTTTGTCCGGGGCAAGTAACGATCAGCAACTTCTTCAAGAGGTGGAAAATCTGAACTCACTCATTGAGTGGGCGGAGGAGGGGATGGAGAATGAGGCGCAGTACGATGACGATGGTAATGAATACGTCGTCAAAGATGCTGACAAAACTTACTCCAAAGCCGACCTCAAGAGAATCCGCAACAACGCTCGCAAGATCATTCGCAAGGATGCTCCCGCGAGACAAGCGTGGATCAAGGAACGCGCAACCGCAGACCAGCAAGCAATAGACACCTTCTCATTTTTGGGAGATCCCGAAAGCGAAGATTACGGTCTCTTCATGCAGGTCAAAGGAAGCGCGCTTTACAAGCCTTTGGTAGATCATTTGCCAAACTCTAACTTCGCGTTGGGGCTGATGGTAAAAGGTCTGCGCTCCGTACAAGCTGAACAAGCTGCGGCGGGAAAGCCGAAAAAGACGAAGAAGCCGACTGCGCCAGCCGCCACTACGGAAGCTGCACCGGCACGAGCGTCAGGGCCAAAGGGAACTGTGAAAGCACGGAAGTCACTGGCGGCGGCTCAAGCGAAATTCCACGAGTCAGGCAACATGGCGGACTACCAGAACTATCTGCGAATTAAAAACAAAGTCGCAGCTTAATTTTAAAAATCAAATAGCTCAAGGAGGGCAACAATTATGGCTAAAGCAGCCACTTACAATACCAGCGGGAATAGGGAGGATCTCAGTGACGCAATTTCACTGCTAGAGCCTGAGGCAACTCCATTAACCAGCCTCGCAAAAAAGGAAACGGCAACCGGAACTTTCGTAGAATTTCAGGCAGACCGCCTTGGGAGTCCGGACATATCCGGCATAAACGAAGGGGAAGACGTCACAAGCTTTGAGGACAAAGCGGCGAATCGCGCGAAACTAGGAAACTACGTGCAAGTCTTCAGACGCAGCTACATGGTCTCTAATATCCAGCAACTCGTCTCAACAGCCGGGGTTCCGTCAGAAGTTTCTCGGAGCATCAGTCATTGTGTGCGTGAAATCAAGAGAGATTTTGAGACCGCAATTTGCTCAACCCAAGATCGTCAGCAAG